CTTACCTGCAGGCTTTAAAATGCGTGGCATTAAAATGAGAGACGAAGCACAAGCTATTCAACCTGGAGAATTCAGAGATGTAGATGCACCAGGTGGAAATTTAAGAGATGCTTTTATGCCATTACCTTTTAAAGAACCGTCAGCTACACTATTACAACTTATGGGAGTCGTGGTACAAGCAGGACAAAGGTTCGCATCTATTGCGGACATGCAAGTAGGAGATGGAAATCAACAGGCAGCAGTGGGCACGACAGTAGCTTTGTTGGAACGAGGGTCTAGAGTTATGTCAGCAATACATAAAAGACTGTATGCTGCCATGAAAAAAGAATTTACGATTTTAGGTAGAGTCTTTAAAACTTACTTACCCCCTGAATATCCTTACGATGTTGTTGGTGGACAAAAACAAATTAAACAAATGGACTTTGATGATAGAATAGATATTTTACCGGTTGCCGATCCTAATATTTTTTCTCAGACACAAAGAATATCAATGGCACAAACAGAATTACAATTAGCAACATCTAATCCAGAACTACATAATCAATATGCTATTTATCGAAACATGTATGAAGCGTTAGGTGTAAAAAATATAGATACAATTTTAAAAAAACCAGAACAACCAGCTCCAAAAGATCCAGCATTAGAACATATTGATGCAATGGGTTCAAAACCATTTCAAGCTTTTCCTGGACAAGATCACAGAGCGCACATTACAGCGCATTTAAACTTTTTAGCGACTAATTTGGCTAGAAACGCGCCAATGGTAGGTGCTGCAATTCAAAAAAACTGTTTAGAGCACATAAGTTTAATGGGTCAAGAGCAGATTGAATTAGAGTTTAGAAACGAGTTGCAAGAATTAGCGAAAATGCAACAGATGTTGCAACAAAATCCTCAAATTCAACAACAGATGGCACCATTACAGCAAAAAATTGAAGCAAGAAAGTCAATTTTGATTGCTGATATGATGGAAGATTATATGAAAGAGGAAAAACAGATTACTGGAGACTATGGTAATGATCCAATTGCACAATTAAGAGCAAGAGAGCTTGATATTAGAGCACAAGACAATGAACAGAAGAGAAAAGAAGCTGAAAACAAATTAAATCTTGAAAAAATGAAAACAATGATGAATCAAAGTTTGAATTCAGAAAAACTGGATCAAAATGAAGAATTAGCAGAATTAAGAGCTGATACTTCACTTGAAAAACAAGAAATGGCTAATAAGGCAAGAGAAAAATTAGCTATGATGAAACCAAGAAGAAACTAAGGAGGAAAAATGGCTTGGAAAGGGTATGCACCCACAAATAAGGCAAAAGTGATTAAAACTCCAAGGGTTGATAATAAAAAACCCAAGGATAAACAACCTGTGGCTGGAACAGGAGCTGCTAGAAAACAAAAACCAGTAACCTGGTACTAATATGTGGTTTGGAGCAATTAAATTAGCGTTAAACGCTGGAACTCACATTTACAAAAAGCGTCAAGAGACAAAGATGGCTATGGCTGATGCACAACACATGCATGCGCGAAAGATGGCCAGCGGCGAGGAACAATACCAGGGCAAGCTTTTAGAAGCTCGGCAAAACGACTATAAGGATGAGGTAGTTTTGGCAATTCTCACATTGCCCATAATAATTTTGGCATGGGGGGTTTGGTCGGACGATCCGGCCGCTATGGAGAAGATAAAAGTGTTCTTTGAACATTTCCAGGCGCTTCCCTCATGGTTTACAAATTTATGGATTTTAGTTTGCGCGAGCATATTTGGTATCAAGGGAACACAAATATTTAGAAATGGAGGGAAGAAATAATGCCTTTTAAATCAGAAAAGCAAAGAAAATACATGCATGCTAACCACCCTGAGATCGCAAAGCGATGGGAGAAAGAGTATAAAAAAGGTGGAAGAGTAAAAGCTAATGAAGGTGGATATATTGGACCAAGCATTAGAGGTGAGTATGGTGGAGTTAATTTATCAAATCCACACAACAAGAAATATTATAAAGGAATGGTATAAGTGGATCCGTTAGTAATTGTATCAAAGATACAAAAAATAATGAGAGACAATTTACAAAGAGTTGGGATGCCATGATAAGCGGTGGTGTTGACAATATGGAAAAATACAAGTATATGTTAGGACAAGCTAACACATATCAATTTATACTACAGGAAATCTCTAACCTGCTAAAAGCTCAGGAGCAAAAAGATGAGCAAGGAAACGTTATCGACATCGGAAAAGGAAATTCCAAAACATAGGAATGCGCTTTCTGATAAATACCTAGATGAAGCCAAAGGTGAAAAAGAACCTTTGAATCCAGACAACATACAAAACGTAAAAGACCAGCTACCCGAACCTAGCGGCTGGAGACTTTTAGTTTTACCTTTTACACCAAAAGAGAAAACTAAAGGTGGCATTATTATTGCACAAGAATCATTAGAGAAATTACGTATCGCAACTAATTGCGGTTATGTTTTAAAAGTTGGACCATTAGCTTATTATGATAAGGAAAAATTTCCTACAGGGCCTTGGTGCAAAAAAGGAGATTGGGTGATTTTTGCAAGATATGCAGGATCAAGACTACCTATAGAAGGCGGAGAAGTCCGTTTATTAAACGATGACGAAGTTTTAGGAACTATAAAAGATCCTGAATCAGTGTTGCATAATGTATAACATAGAAGGAGATAACTATGCCAGAAGATGACAAACAAGATCTAGTTGATATCGATACATCGGGTCCCGGTGCAGAGGTTGAATTAGAGGAAGAAAAAGTAAAAGAAGTAAAAGAAGTAAAAGAAATAAAAGAAGAAAATACTAACGAACAAGATAAAACTTATGAAAATGAACGTGAAGTAAAACTTGAAGAAAAAAAAGAAGAACCAAAAGTTGAAAAAGTAAAAGAAGAAACTAAAAAAGAAGAACCAAAAGAAGAATTAGAACAATACAGCGAAGGAGTTCAAAAAAGAATTGCAAAGCTAACTAAAAAATGGCGAGAAGCAGAAAGACAAAAAGAAGCTGCTTTAGACTTTGCAAAAGGTGGCCAAGTTGAATTAGAACAATTAAAAACAAAAGTTTCTAAATTAGAACCAGGTTATGTTAATGCTTTAGAAAGTAAATTAAAGACTGGTTTAGAAGCCGCTAAAGCAAAACTTTTAAAAGCAAGAGAAGCTGGTGATATTGACGCAGAAGTTGATGCACAAAAAGATATCTCTAGAATTGGTATTGAAGAATCTAAAGTTAATACTTTAAAAAGTAGATACCAACAACAATCAAAAGAAGCACCGGTTCAACCACGAACATTAGATCAAGCAATTCAAGCACCTCCTGCTGATCCAAAAGCAGAGGCATGGGCGGATAGAAATGAATGGTTTGGTAAAGATAATGCTATGACTTACACAGCATTTGACTTACATGAGAAGTTAACTAAACAAGAGGGCTTCGACCCACATTCTGACGAATATTATTCTGAGATAGACAAGCGAATGAGACTTGACTTCCCACATAAATTTGATAGAAAAGAACTATCGGAAGGAACGACTAAGCCGACACAAACAGTAGCATCTGCAACGCGAAGTGTAAAACCTAGTCGCCAAACTGTGAGACTCACTTCATCGCAGGTAGCAATTGCTAAAAAATTAGGAGTGCCATTAGAAGATTATGCAAAACAATTAAAAATAATCACGAAGGAGATATAAGCATATGCAAAAAGATACAATAAAAGCTTCCCGTGCGAGTCAAACTAGAGTTAAAGAAGTAAGAAAACAAGTTTGGACTCCACCATCATCTTTAGATGCACCCCCTGCACCAGATGGATATCATCACAGGTGGATAAGAGCCGAGTCTATGGGTTTTGACGATACAAAAAACATGGCCGGTAAACTGAGATCAGGTTACGAATTAGTGAGAGCTGATGAATACCCTGACACAGATTATCCAGCGATTGATACAGGTAAGTACAAGGGAGTGATCGGAGTTGGCGGACTATTGCTGGCTAGGATATCTTTAGAGTTAGTTAAATCGCGTAAGGAGTATTTTGATAACCTTACACAACAAAAAGACGACGCGATCAATGATGACCTTATGAAGGAACAGCACCCAGGAATGCCTATCGATATTGATAGACAGACCCGTGTAACCTTCGGTGGTACAAAAAAAGACTAATAATTTTTTAGTAATTTTTGCCAACGAATTCAATTAATTGTGACTGGAAGTCCGTAAGGACAGGTCACTAAAGGAGAAAATAATATGGCAAACCAAGACGCAGCTTTCGGATTAAAACCCCTAGGCAAAATTGGACAGTCAGCAGATAATAACGCAGCTACTGAATATGAAGTAGCAGCCTGTGCTTCAGCATTTGCTCAAAACGACCTTATGCTAGCTCTAGCAGCTGGTACAGTTGGAATTGCAGCAGCTACTGATAATGGAGTTCTTTTAGGCTCTTGTCAGGGTGTGTTTTATACTGACTCTTCAACAAATAAACCAACCTTTGCTAATCACTTAGTTGCTTCAAATGCAGCTACTGATATCAAAGCGTTTGTTACAGACGACCCATTTCAAGTTTATGAAGTACAATCGGATGCATCAGGTGCAACTCAACAACTAGACGTTTTCACAAACGCTGACGTTGCTGTTGGCGCAGGTGTAACTCCGCATTTTGTTTCTAAAACTGAAGTGACGGACACTCAATCAACAACTACAGCTAATTTGCGAATCATCGGAATTTCGGACGATCCTGACAATAGCGACTTAACAGCCGCTAATTGTAACTTTAAAGTGATCATCAACGAACATTTCTACATGACCGCATCTGCTGTATAATAGCAGAATAGGAGAATAAAAAATGGCTATATCAAGAGGACAGCTAGTTAAAGAACTAGAGCCAGGTTTGAATGCACTATTCGGCTTGGAATACAAAAACTATGCTAACGAACATGCGGAGATTTTTGACACTGAAAACAGTGACAGAGCTTTTGAAGAAGAAGTAATGTTATCTGGTTTCGCAAATGCACCAGTCAAAGCAGAAGGAACGGGAGTTTCATTTGACAACGCTCAAGAAACTTTCACCGCTCGTTACACACATGAAACGCTTGCTTTAGCGTTCGCGATCACTGAAGAAGCGATCGAGGATAACTTGTATGATAGACTTGCGTCTAGATATACAAAAGCTTTAGCGAGATCAATGGCTAACACTAAACAAGTGAAAGCCGCTAAGGTGTTAAACAACGGGTTCGGAACAGCAGATGGTGGAGATGGTAAGGAGCTTTTAGCTACTGACCACCCTATCGTTACTGGAACTGAACAGAATGAGTTAACTACAGCAGCAGACCTTAACGAAACATCTTTGGAGCAAGCATTAATTGACATTGCAGCTCTTACAGATGAAAGAGGTTTAAAAATTGCAGCTAGAGGTATGAAATTAATTGTGCCTTCAGCTTTACAATTTACTGCTGAGAGACTTATGAAGTCAACACAAAGAGTTGGAACAGCTGATAATGATATCAATGCAGTTGTATCTATGGGAATGATTCCACAAGGCTATACTGTGAATCATTACTTAACTGATACAGATGCTTGGTTCGTTAAAACAGATGTACCTAATGGTCTTAAACATTTTGTGAGAGCACCATTAAAAACAGCTATGGAAGGCGACTTTACAACTGGAAACGTAAGATACAAAGCTAGAGAGAGATACTCATTTGGGTTCTCCGACTGGAGAGGTATTTTCGGATCACCGGGAGCATAATAAAATAATATTTTGTGGCGGGACATAGTTCCGCCACAATTTAATTTTAGAAAGAAAAATGAGACAATTTCTAGTTAATATATGGGCTTATGATTATCATGCTAAATTTGAAGTTTTAGCAGAGGATAATCGTGAATCTATAGAGAAATCAATCCTTGACAAGCTAGGAGAAAAGTCTATAAAGTGGGAATCAACGGGAATGTTTAGAGACACTCCCCGTCGAATAACCTATGAGGAGGTTAGTAATGACCGAAGACCTGTACAAACAAAAGAGGTCCTTGGAGTTAGGGTGGCAGTATGAGTATAATCAACACGGAAAATATACTCTTAATATGGTCGAAATTGATGAGAAAATCAAAAGTATCATCACTCAGATCAAAGCTGAAGAGTTTAAAATTGCTGATAGAGAAAATAAAATTAGTGATTCGGCCCCCCAAGTTTCTGTGGCAACTTAGATAAACGCCACATCGCTGAAATCGTACTTTTATGCAGGGACCCCTTGCACTTTATTTAAAAATAACATATAAATTTGCCACTATACAAATTTTAAAAAAAAATTAAATGTAGACGCGTATAGTCGACATTCCCTAGGGACTACATTTAAATATTCTAGGAGGAATATTATGGCAAACACAACGTTTAATGGATCAGTACGATCTGAGAACAATTTTAAAGTTATCAGTAAAGCTGCATCCACAGGACTAGTCTCTGATCGAACGATCGGTGACGGATTGAAAGACTCTCGAAGATATTATCTTGATGAGTATTTTAATCAACTTCCAGCTCTTAACGCTTACCTACAAGGCTCAGAAACAAAAGACTGGGGTAGCATAGCGGACGGCAATGAAGCAACAGAAGACTTAACAGTTACAGGTGCAGCACTAGGAGACTATGCGGTAGCAACAATGAGTATTGATGTTACAGACTTAACTATAACGGCATCAGTAACAGCATCAAACGTAGTTACAGTTGTTTTAGGAAACTTTACAGGTGGTGCGATAGATCTTGGATCTGGAACATTAACAGTTAAAGTTTTTAAAGCTGGTTCAACAGGAGTAGGTAAAAACGTTAACTTTGAAGTTTTGGGAACTAACATGACAACAGCACTAGCTACTAGAAATGCTACTGTTGCAGCAGTTACGCTGACAACAGCAGGTGCTGACCAAGACCAAGCAATTTTGGCTCCACACTTAGACAGTGGACAAACAGCTTGGACAGGTGTTGTTTGGGGTACTGAAAACCAAACTGAATGGGAAGCTCTAGTTCGAACAAGTTCGGCTATCGACAACCAAAAAATTTGGGCTGGTTTAAAACTGACTAATGATCAACTGCCTCAAACGGATGCAGATCAGGCGTATTTTTATTTTTCAACTGATGCAACGAATGGGCAAGTATTTTCAACTTATTCACCATTGTATTTTATTCATTCTAATAATGGCACTGACTATCTAACTAACTTAGGTATCACAGTGGCGGCAGATACAAATTATCATTTAAAAATTTCGATTGATAGTGATAGAAAACCATCTGTTTTTGTGAATGGTAGACAATACAGTGTAACAACAAGTGCAATAACGGCTTTTGATGGCACAACTTCAGTTACTGGAACAACTCAGGCAACTATTGCAGCGAATTATTCAGCTGGTAATGCTAACACTCAAAAGGGTGCAGCGTTGAAAAACGACATTAATTTAATTCCTTACGTAGGGATTGAAGCTGGCGACGGCGCGGCAGCAGCAGTAAACGTTAGTTATAGTACAATTAGCAGACTACTGTTTGAATAATAAATAATTAAAGATGGGGCTTCGGCCCCATCTAGTAATCTTAATTAAGGAGGGATTATGGCAAATACAGTAACAGGACCAGAAGTTTTACAAGAAAACGACAAACGAGTAGTAATAAAAATAGTTATAGAATCAGACGGTAGCACAGGCACAACAGTATTTTTTGACTCTTCAGCACGTACCGTAGCAGGTGTTGCACAACTCGGAGCTTTGCAAAGAATTTGGTTTTCATGTGATACTGGAGATGGTGGTGACTCACACGCTCGTTTAGATTTTGAAGATTCAGATGGCGACAGACCGTTGCTTGGTTTAACAGGAACAGGTTATTGGGATTTTAGAGAGTTTGGTGGATTACCGCCAAGCACTGATGATAATACCAATGGTGATATTAATGTTGTGATACCGAGTCAAGCAGACGACGGCAACATGTACACAATTATAGCAGAGTTTATTAAAACAGGTACAGTTTAGTAAGGAGGTAGCCCATGGCAAATACTACTTCTGGAACAGTCACTTTCGACAAAACATTTGCTGTCGATGAAATTATTAATGAAGCTTATGAAAGAATTGGTTCTCAAGTATCTTCAGGTTATCAATTAAAAACAGCAAAACGATCTCTTAACCTTCTTTTTCAAGAATGGGGCAATAGAGGTTTGCACTACTGGGAAGTAGGGGATACT